ACTGAGTTATCATATGAACCGGTGTCTGTTCGGCTTGGAGTGTACCAAGTCTGAAGACCTCTTAAAGCTGTATAGCTACTTGTGCTAAGAGCTGGCGAGATAGAAACATTACCCGCGCCGGTGTCGTTATCGGTGATCGCTGAATATTCAGCACGCCCATTGATGGTGCTACTGATGAGCGTTCCAATGTCAGCAATAGCGGGAGCGCTTCCCGGTGTATATGTGTTAGCGTCAACCGCTGTTACGGTGTCAGTGAGTACGCTTGGAATCTTGGTCTTGAAGCCTGCACCGAGGAGCAAGCCAAGGTAGTTCGCCGCGTAGGTGTCGGCAGTTGTTCCAATGGTGGTGAGGTCAACACGACACACAATCTGACCGGTACGACGACGAACACGAGACCCGCCTGAATAAACCGTGTCGGGCTCCGGTGGTACGAAGTAAGAGCCATCGCGTGCATCATTTCTCTCACTGGCGACAGCTTCACCGGCGATGACAATTGGATCTCTCTCGCAAGGGATGGAGATGTAAGTTAAACCGGAGTTAGAAGGTAGACCGGTTGATGAGTCGAGAGAGCCAAAGGAACTCTCAACGGCGATTGATAGGGAGCGGTGAGTCACTGCCATGATTAAGCCTCCAGGTAAAGAAGATCAAAGGGAAGGACAAGGATAAAAGCAAGCCGCTCTCCTTGTGCATCAAGTATAGATTCTAGGCGAGCATCAAGCGGAATCAAGCTGATAATTCCTGTAGTCGCTAAGCTGTATTGTGGACCCTTCAGAGTGTCGATTAGGTCAGCTGTATCTTCGTTGATCTGTCGGGTTAAGAAGCCTGAGTCATGCGGGATGTCATAACGTACTCGACAGTTGACCCGTACTCGCTTTCGACCGCTGAGACCTGCCGCACCGTCATCTTGTGCGAGACCGTCAAGCACTAGCTCAAAGTATCGTGTTGAGTTGGACCTTTCACCAAGTGGAGCTGTAAAGCCACCGCCTCGATTCACTGCGACAAAACCATGATGTAGATCAGTCTTAGGCGTGATGCCTTCAAGGAGGTCCTCAAGATAGGTTAATGCTGAGAATATACCTTGGCTCATTTCATCTTGCTCCTTAGATCAATCTCAACCGCTTTGACTAAGATGTCAGCTTCATCTTCCGTGAGTCCTATAAACTCTCGCTTATCATTTACATAATAACCGTATTGAGCCTTATTAGTCAGACCAAGAACGAACCCATTCTCACTAGCCTCTAATACAACGAAGTTGTTTAACATATTACCGCTAAGCACTAAGTCAACTTCTGCGCTGTCACCTGCGCCACCTCTTCGGCGGCTCTCGTCCTTGTATTGTTTGTATCCTTCTTTGTAGTAGACACTTCGACCGGTCCTTGATGGTCTGCCTCCTTTGGGTGCAAGACGTGCACCTTTCTTGGATACATACAAGGGAGTTGTAGAGTAATCTTTGAAAAGTTGACCATTGGCGTCGATGCCTTTACCGGTCCTTATCTTGACTTGTGCAAGTGTATTGCTAGCAAGTCTCAAGGAGTCTTCAGCTGTCCATAGACTCTTAGGTAAGTTTAATTTTACCTTAGCGCCCATTAGTGTCTCATTCCTCGCTTCGGTGTGAAGAAGCTGTCATATTCGCGCTTGTTGTAGAAGCGCCAGCTAGCTCTAAAGTCGCGAGCACTGCCACCGACTTTAGAGAGGTTCTCTTCACCGTCATCAATGACGCCATCACCATCGATGTCAAGAGTCACTGAGCTGAGCGCTTTATCAAGTAGCTCGTCACATCTCGACCGCATAGCCGTTGCAACATCAAGTTGTAAAGCAAGCTCATAAACTCTAGCCGCTGTACAATAAGAATGAGCGAGCTTGAAGCTCTCAGCGTTGAAGACTTCATCCTCTGTGAGATCATCAGCGCTCAAGTGGTTTCTGATCACAAGTGCGATCTCGTCAAGACTAGCTTTGATCTGTGCTGAGAAGTCGCTTTGTCTTCTTGGGATCATGTCGGCTAGGTTTGCAAAGGTGGCGACAAACTCATCATGGTCAAGCCCAGTGTCAAACGGTCTCGGAGTCGCTTTGATAATGCCCTTCTCTAGCTTGCTGTGATTCTGTGAACCTTGGTCAGCTGAATAGGCGATTGAGTAAGAGTAGTAACCACTGACACCGGTGACAGCCGCGCTTGTGATTGTCGCGTAGTACATCGAAAAGATGAGGGTTGCGGAGGTTGACAAGTCGATCTCTCTTGGGAGCGGTTCCGCTAATATGGCAGTTGTTCCAACTACTCGGTTAATCGTGACGCTGAACCAAGTATCACCGGAGGTCACCAAGTATCCCTTGGCTTGATCTCGGTTAAGAGGATCAGCGCTAGCGCTCAAGGTCAATGTGCGTCTATCGCTAGCGATGGCGGTCACTGTCAGGTCTGCTCTGCTTTGGGTCATCGCTGAGCTGAACGCTAAAGCGCCACCGGTCACCGTGATTGTAGGAGCTTCACTGAGTGGTGATGGTGCGTTGTATTCAAAGAAGTAATCTTGTCCAGTGATTGCTTTTCTCATGTCATCTCCTAGCCGCGCTGTTTGCCTGTTTTATGTCTGACCCTTTCGCCTTGGTCAGATTAGCCGCTTCAATAAAGCCGGCGGTAACAGGTGACCAACTATGGCGGCAGTTGTAGCCACCTCCAGAGGTTACCACACTCAATCCTTGTTGGTTATTCAATCGCTTCATCTGCGACTTGCTGACAACAAGGTCAATGAGCTCCCGACAGAAAGGACGAGTGATCCCATCTCTTGGACCTGTGTATAAGTAATAGTTCATGTCAGCCGCTTCAGCCGCCGCCGCTGTAATCCCTCGCCCATATTGAGAGATTCTAGTCTTGACCTCGGTGAGCTGTCTTCCTTCCGAGCGCTTCAACTTCTGCTCAAGATTGCTCATGACGATATTAGTTGGAACATCAACCAAGAGGTCTCTCAAGCTCTCGTTAACTGAGCGCTTGAAGTCAGGAAGGATCACGTCATCGAAGACGCTTTGAGCCGCTGTCGCTTGGATGGTGTCAAGCTGTGAGCTGATCTGATCAAACCCAAAGTTGGGTTGAACCGCTCTCATTGCTCGTTCAGCCGCTTCTCTTATTGCTTCTTGTTGTTCTATGAACTCATCAACTGCAAGCCCAAGACCGCCTTCAAGGATGAAGTCAAGAAGCTGTTCATCGTTTAGATTAAGAAGAGACAGAGGATTAGCGGCAGTTAAAGCCGCGTCTACTGTCTCTAATAGTTGCGCTCTCGCCTTGGTCAGTGCCTTAGCAAAAGCTCTCTCAGCTGAAACTTCAGCTTTGAGTTGATCGCGTCTAGCTCTCGTCAATGTGGCGATTGGTCCCGACTGACTCTTAGCCTGTCGAGTGAGGTCTGCTATTGCTTCCTCATCGGCGTCATTCTCCGCTAGGAGGTGAGGAACCGCGCCACATTGACAGGTCATATCTTAGAGACAATCTGTGATGATACGACCAAGAGTTGAATCAACCGCGTGGAAGACGCCAACCTCTTCAGCGTAGACATAGCGGCGGGTCTTATCAAGTGAGTCATACTGACCCGCGACCATATCGTTATAGCTTAGGTGAAGCGCGGCGACTGGCATCCCCTTTACATTGCCTGACTTCTGAACGATAGCGTCTGAGCCCTTAAGGATACCCATGAAGAGGCTGTCTTCAGTCCAAATGTAAGACTCTGAAGAAGTCGCACCTGGAACCGCTGTATCTTGGCGAGCTTGTCCGACGAAGATATTTTCAATCCCGAGTACGTCACGGAGTACGCTCAAGACAACTTCATCGTTAAGAACTCGATTACCGCTCGCAAGACCATTGCCAACAGTGCCAACAAAGCCTCTAACTTCAGGGTTACGCGCTAGCTCTCTGAAGAGCTTACGACCCATGACGAGAGAGTCAGGGTTGATCCCGTGAGCCGCCTCAAACACGGTATCTTTAAGCTCATGAAGATATGCTAGAGGCTCAGCACCTGCCGCGTTGAACTTACCGCCGAACTCATTTGTAGAGCTGTCGTTGTTAAAGTTCGCAGTACCAAAGAGGAGATCAGCCGCTCTCTTCTCGCGAGCGAGCTTGACTACTCGGCTAACCTTGCGAGCAAGGCGCTGTTCTTCTGATCCGGGATACTGTGAATCGAAGATGTCTTCCATCGCGATTGAGTCAGAAGCCGCGTAGATCTTAGCCATGAAGGTTTGGCTTGATCGGTCGAATCCACCGATTGAAGCGCGTGACGCTCCCGGAGCTCGCTCAAGGTCAAGACCTGCGCCCGCTCCCATGAAGTTTCGGGTCTCCTCTAAAAGAAGAGTACCGCTTCGCTCAGGGACTTTGATCTGCTCGAAGACCTTATCAGCGATAAGTTGATTATCACTTGGGACCGCCTCTTGGACGAGTCCTGTTAAGATCTGATCTACTGGGTGTAAATTGCTGTATGAACTAGCCATGATTCACTCCTTAAGTAAGTGAGGTGACGTTAACGGGACCGGTGAAGATCACTGAGATCTGATCGCCGTCAGCCGCTGAAGTCTGATTGATGTTAGGGATCATGCGAGCTACAGCGTATTTGTCAGCCGCGCCGTCAAATGCAATGAGCTTGCCGTCAGTGGTTGCCATGAGCTGGTTCATGATAGCCGGTGCGATGTTACCGCCGGCGATAGCGCGTGACTTACCGAGAGCGATAATCTCAACGACATCGCCAGAGTCACAACCGCGCTGAGCGATTCCGAGACAGTTGTTCTCTGTAGCCGCGTCAGTGATAGTCGCTTTGCCGTCAGAGTTAACAGAAACAAGCGCGTACTCGGTGATAGCCTCAGCCGCGACGAGAGTAATGATGTAGTCTGTGTTTGCCATGATTAGCCTCCAAACACTTGATTGTAATAGTCGCGGTTTGACTCGCGGAACAGGTTAAGAGCTTCTGAGTAGCTTATAGACTTCTCAGTTGATAGTTTGCGCACTTCTTGATCAAGAGTCTCCTTAGTGATCTCTTGACCGCTAGCACCGTGACCGACCTCAACGAGAGGAACAGCACTGTTAGATGGACGCTCGCTGAACATCTGCCAAAACTCACCTTGAAGCTCTCGGAGCTCCCAGGCTTTACCGGCAACGTCAACCTCTGAAGGTTGGATCTTGCCCTCGTTTAAGAGAGTGTTGACCGCTTCTCTGCGCTCCACTTCGCGCTTCTCTGCTTCAATCGCCTCGAGGCGTTCAGCTAGCTTAGCGTTATTCTCTCGTAGAGCTTGGACCTCAGACAGAAGAGTATTCTCAGTGAGGGTCTCAGACATCTTGTAGTCTTTCTTCTCCTCTTCCTTCTTCTCTTCATGGTCGGGAGTATGAGCGAGCTTCTGCTCTTTCTCATCTTCCTTCTCAGCCATCTTCTCTTCTTTGTCGTCTTCCTTCTCCATCATGGAGCTCTCAGACTCTTTCATCATGTCTTTGACCTTCTGCTCAAGTTGCTTGACCATCTCGTCCTTTGCGACAAGCATTTGGCGAAGCTCTTCAACAGACAACTCGTTGATGTTATCCATCATCGAAGTCCTTTCGTTTAGAGTAACTCGCCCAATCTTGTCATTAGATTGAGCTGGGCGAGGTGTGAGGGTGATTGCTAATAGTTGAGCGTCTCCAACTTTGGAACCGCCGTCTCGTGAGTAGACCTCACCATTGAGGAACTCAGGTGAGCTCCACAGTATGCCACCGGCTGACTTGACCACATCAAGCCCTCTTTCGTTGTATGCCGGAGTTGCATATAAGCCGTCTTCTCTAAGCTCAAGGTCTACGATAAGACCGAGCGCTGAACCGCTTTCAGGTGGAGCAGGATGACCGCCTTGGAATGGTGATGTCGCGTGTTGCCAGTCGATAATCACGGGGTCAGCTTCACGCCGCTCTCTATATACTCGGATCATCTCGGCTAGTAGGTCACGATCAATCTCTTTACCGATCGCTTCACCGTTCATCCGTGAGGAGACCTGACCAAGAGCCAAAGTCTTAAACGGTTTACCAATGGTGAGACCTTCCGGAATATCATAAGTTGGTGAGGCTTCGGAAAGCATGACCGCTTCACCGTATGCCCTTAGCGCTTGCGCTTTATCGTCTGCCGCGTTCATCTGCTTAACTACCTTTCGCGCCCATGAGCATTCGGCGGACTGTATCCGGTGAGAGTGTTTCACCGTTCATCAAGTCTCTAGCTCTAGCGATACCAACCGGAGTCATTCCCCGCTGTGAACTTGGCTTGTCTGCTCTGACTTCCAAAGCTCGCTTAGCCGCGTCTTGTGCTCCTTGAGGTGGCTTGAAGTCAATGTGAGAATACTTGTCAGGAACAGCTAGAGTCTCTGACTTCTTCTCTGTCCTCTGAGGATGACCTTTAGGCAGTAAGTCAAGATCAGTGTTATAGGCTTTCTTACGTTCACCTGTTCCGACCAACTTGAGAAACGCCTTGACCCTAGCAAGTCCCCACTGTGTTCTATCCATGCCTGGACGATGTGAAACAGAGAAAGCGCCAGCGCCTCTTCTGAAGACTGCTTTAAGTGTGCCAAGATCGACCTGTTTACTCTTGGCGTTATATCGGTCGTTGTGCTTATCACGCATATTCTCAAGAGCTTTGACCGCTTTGTCACCAATCTTGATCCCACCGCGTGAACCGCTAGCGCTCCCCTTTGGGTTCTTCTTGCTTCCTGTCACTCGGTCTTTCTTGGGTGCAGGAGTTTGAGCTTGTGTTCGCTTCTTAGCCATTGGCTCTTCTCCTCTTGATGAGGTTCTCCGCTAGAGCTGCAACACCGCCGCCGCCTTTGAGGGAAGCTGTTCTTTCAAGCGCTGTTCGCTGTGCATCTTCAGGGAGATCACCCGCGCCAAGTCTTTCTCTGATCGCTCTCTCTAGTTCATCGTCCGGAGTGAGGAGACCTGACTGGACAAGACCCGGAAGCATACCGAGTGATTCAGCTAGGTCATCTGTATCAAGTCCGGTGTGTGTCAGCTTAGGCAGTTTGGAAGGATCAACTAAACCATAGTTCCAACGGATCAAGCGCCCAATCGTTCCACCGCCTCTTCGATCAACCCCGCTGACCTGTGACGCTATGATGTCACAAAGGTTGATTGCCGCTCGTCTGAAGACAGATAGGTGAATCTCACCAACTGACCTAGCGCCGGTCTCGGTGTTACCAAGGTCAGCAAACTGAGTGAGGAAAGCCGCCGCAATCTGAGAGTCACATAGCCTTACAATATCAATTGGACCTTGCGAGTATAGATAAGGCGATGTCTCATAAGATGTGAAACTGACAGCCGCGTTTTCTACTAGATAGCTTTGCTCGGCTGATAAGAATGACTGAGCTTGTGCTTCAGCATCATCAACCATCGCGTCTATGTCACCATCCGTTAAGCCCATGTTT